CATATTTTACCTATCTAATTATTTTAGTTTATAATTACTAAAATAAAACAATTTAAAATATACTTGATATAAAAGAAATATAAATATTGTAATGACAAAAACCAAAAATTCAGATTATTATCAGAAAAATAAAGAGAAAATGAAAGAATACGCTTTACAATATTATGAAGAACACAAGGATGAAATATTAAAAAGAATAAAGGCTAAAAAAGATGATATACAAAATTATGGACGTGAATATTATGAACAAAAGAAAGACCACATCAGAAAAAAACAGAATGAAAAATACCAAAAAAAAAAAGAAGTTCTGAAAAAAACTGTTGAGGAAAGAAAAGAGTATCAAATATCTAAACACAAAGCAGATATTGAAAAAGTTTATTATGATAAAGATCGTTATTATGTAGAATGTAAATGTGGTGGTATTTGTAGTCTTGCATTTTTTGACACCCATAAAAAATGTTTCAACCATAAAATATATGAAAAACAAAAACGATCATCAATTTTTTAGCTTAGAAAATTTATATTCTTTTTCTGAGAATTTTTCATTCAAATATTTTACATTTTCATTGAGATCAGTTGATTTACCCCATAATAAATACATTGAAAATAATGCGGGTGAGGGTATTAGATTATGTATTAAATATGCCTCTTTCACATTTCCTCCATGTCTTTTTATATAGTTCAGTCTTAATTGTTCATTGTGATGATCTATATACGTTGATCCCCCTTTAAATCCGAAATCATAGGTTTTTCCATTGGTAAGATATACCCTTAATCGTTTATTTTTTAAAGGGCTTGGTTTAATTTCTACAATCATAATATATATATTTATATATATCATAAAGAAAAGATTATTGTTCAATTTCTGTTATTTCCAATTTATTAAAATTCTTGTAAATATTACCATCTAACTTGAGCATTATAAAACTATGAGGTGAATCAAAACAATATTTAATTATTTCATTCCATTCTTTTCTATCATATTGTGTTATTTCATCTCTCACAAACTCTATTTCTTTTTTATTATTCGTTCTCAAAATAATGAAACTGTCAAATGCCTTCCTCATATGACTTTTGATTTTGTTAAATACTTGAGTCATTACAATAATGGAAATATGTAAATGTCTCCTATTAAAAACTGTTTTTAAAAATGTTCTGCTATTATCCTTTGATATTTCTGTTAAAAGGTCATCAAAAATTAATAATATTTCGTCTGGGTCGTCTGAATTTTGCTTTTGTCTATCTACAATATCTTGGAGGGCATCAACATCAAATGTATCAAATTTTTGTTCTTCTGGTATTTCTATCTTTTTTTCTATTGTATTTAAACTAGGTGAAAATATATATACCTTATGGAATTTTTTATAGAATAATCCACCTGAATTAGTCAGTTGAGAAAATATTAAACTAGATTTTCCACTTGCTGGGGGTCCGCAAACTAATAAACAAAATCCATATCTCTCAAATACCCTACCGTCATTTCCCGGAATTGGTTTATTGGTTGCCATTTTTAATGATTTAATTTGTATCTTATCATTTTTTATTTCTTTGATTTCAATTGACATAGTGATATATATAATATATGCTTATAAATTATTTAACCTAGAATCCAAATGACTTAAGATATTGTTGTCTTGTCATATATACTGTTGATGGGGCTTCTTGTTTTGGTTTTGTTGGTTCATGGGTTGGAAATTGTTTTTTAATATTTTTCGTGTAGTATTCATCATCATCACTATCTATTAATTGTTTTTTCATTGCTTCTATTTTCTTTTTTACCATCTCCTCTTTAAGTTCTTTTTTTGCCTGCTGTTTCACTTTCTTCATAGTTATAGCCTGTTCTAGTTGTTTCAATTCTTCTGCCCTTTTCTTTTGTTCTTCAATTTTGCTTTTTCTAACCTCTAATGCTTTTGCCATATTTTCCATTTGTTTTTCTGTTCTTGGTTTCCTTCTTCCATCAATTTTTTCGGGTTTAATTTGTTCCACAATATTTTCGGTTGATGGTATTGATGGTGCATTTTCTGGACTTGTTTCTACCACTTCGCCAACAACAGTATTTTTATTCTTTCTGTTTTTTTTTAATTCAACCCCTTCCACATTCTCCATTTATATATTATATTGTTATATTTTATTTTTGAAACATACATTATTATTTATATTGATAATAACATAACAAATGAATTTATAGTTTCTTTTAGTTAGGTATTTTATGAATATAGGGATTTCAGAATTATGCATAAAAACAAAAAGTCCCTAGAAATTTAAAACATATACTATTTATAAAATAATGAATAATTATAAAATCCCTAGATCGTTATTTTACCTAGGCAAAGTAAATGAAATAAAAATATGAATACTCAAATATGAAAATGGTATATAGTAGAAGAATATAAATATTTTCTTTTAGTTAGGGATTTGGACAATCTAGGTATTTTAGAATTATCAGTAAAAACAAAAAGTCCCTAGAATTTTAAAATGTGTACTATTTATAAAATAATCAATAATTCTAAAATACCTAGATTGTTATTTTACCTAACTTAAAGAAAAAAATATAAAATATAAAAAATAATTCATATGAACTATTTTAAAATAGAAATATCACCAAATATTATTGATTCATTTATTTTTGGATTTTTTATATTCTTCTACTTTGTTTTGTCTGATTTCCCGTATTTGTTGAATTCGTTTTTTGTAATCCTCTACTTGTTTTTCAATTGATTGAATTACATCTTTATCCGGTTTATCTTTTTTTTGTTCTTTATTTATATCAAGCATCAATAATTCAATTTTGTTCTTTATTTTTTTCAGTTGTGCATCTAATAAAATTACCGCAGTAAAGGGGTTTGCATCTGGGTGTTTGGAGTCGTTATGATTCTTAAAATTAGTTGATATTTTAGTGGAGTATTCACAGTGCTCACACTTGTAGGTTTTTCTTACTTCTTCTCCATTTACCATTTTTTTATGTTTTTCACTTTTCAAATGTTTATTCAACGTTGATTTATCATAATATGTCTTGTTACAGACTTTACATTCATATCCACAACCCGAATCAGATTCACTAACGTCACTAGGTGCCCTTGGATCATCATTTTTAATTTTTTGAACAGGAGATTTTTTATTATTTATTTGATCCTTTAATTTTTCATTTTCTGTTGTGAGTTCTATTATTTGTTTATCTTTTGTCTCAACAAGCTTTTCAAGTTCGGCGATTTTGGCAAGCAGTTGTGATTTATTCATTTCTTTTAGTAGTTTTATAATAAATAATATTTTCAAATCTTTAAGTCATTTTTTTATTTTTTTACAAAAAAAGAAAAATATAAATACTAAAATATTGAAATAAGAAAAAGCAAAAGAATACAATTTCTTTAAGTTAGGTAAAATAACGATCTAGGTATTTTAGAATTATTGATTATTTTATAAATACTACATGTTTTAAATTTCTAGGACTTTTTGTTTTTATTCATAATTCTAAAATACCTAGATTCTCCAAATACCTAACTAAAAGAATTTAAAAAATAAAATAAAAAATAAAAAATAATTCATAAGAACTATTTTAAAGATAGAAATATTTAAATAGGCTATTGAGTGATATTATTTATAAATTTCTTTTGTTTTTTCTTTTCAACAAATTTTTGTAAAAAGTCTCATCTTCTTTTGCATTTTCATACTGTTGTTGAAGTTGTTCTAATCTGCAAATCATTTTGTTTTTATGTTTTTCACTTTTCTTATGTTTTTCAAAAGCCGAGATATCATCAAAGATCTTTTTACAAACATAACATTTGTCCAGAGGCACCTCCTGGTCGTCGGTGTAATCATCATCATTAGAACTGTCTGAATCATAATTTATTAATTTCTTTTTGTAATCATTGACAATTTCATTTGAACCTTCAATTAATATTTCAAGTTTTTCAATTTTATAACTCATTCTCATATTATGTTTTTCACTTTTCAAATGTTCATTTAACGTTGATTGATCACAATAATCCTTGTTACATATATCACAACTATAATCATAATTAACAGGCTTGTTATTTTCCTGTGTTATTTTCATATCAGCAATTGTTTTATCTCTTTCTTGAACAGTTTTTTCAAGTTGAGCAATTTTAGCCTCAAGATCAGCAATGTATTTTTTGGACATTTTCTTTTAGTGGTTTATAATTAATAGAATAACCAAATCTTTAAATCATTTTTTATTTATTATTTTTTCTTTTAATAAACATACTATATATATACCCCAAACATACTATTCTGTATCAGTCCATTGTTTATGTGCGAGTGTATTTTTGGCCCATTTTTGCCCATTTTTCGTGTTCGCCCAAACACCCCTTTTTTGCCCCAAAAATGACGTGCGATAAACTGAAATTGCGTAAATAGACTGGTTCAATTTTTTTTAATTCCTAAATAAGTCTGTATTATTTTATTATATAACTTGTCTCTACCAATTGACCCCCCAAATGCAGGATCTTCATAAAATTTTTTGATTGTCTCTTTCACTCTATCAGATGGAATGACCAATAAAGGACCATAAAATAACTTATTATTTTTTACAGTAAATCCCCTCCATCTTCTTTTAAATCTATATTTGCTGGATTGATTATTTAATCTATCTGGAAGGGTATTATTTCTGAGATATTCAATTCCTTCATTAATATCATCATTTGTATATAAATAACTATTCAATGACTTTATAGACATATATAATGTATATACACTATATATATAAAAAATCTAAATATTTGTTGTTATTTGTTTCATTTCCACTGGTTTTGCTTCAATATCATTATTTGTTGGAGAATGACTATTCATTTCTATCTTAGCTCCCCAACAATCTGATCGGCGTATTCTTGTAAATGTTCTCTCAACCATAAGACCTATATTAAAAATTAAAGAACATATCAATAAAACAGTTTGATTATCCATATATATTTATAGAGATATTTATTTATATATTGGTATAGGTATTCTATAGATCTAGGGATTTTAGAATTATTGCAAAAAACAAAAAGTCTCTAGAATTTAAAAACATATACTATTTATAAAATAATGAATAATTCTAAAATCCCTATATTCTTAAAATCCCTAGGCTGTTTGTTTATTTGGTTGAACGAATGTTATTTTTGGATTTTGCATACCTCCTGTTGATAATCTTTGTGGAATTCTACTATCATTATTTACTATAGTGGGACTGATTGCTGATTTTTTAGCTGCCTCAACTGAACTTTTCACTTTATTATATATATCTTCACCTTGATTTATTTTTCTCTGGAGATTTTCCGCTCCTGCTAACAGTCTTTCACCAACTGCAATACCTCCACGAATAGGGACTTGAACAGAAGGGGGTAACATGGATATGACGCCCTGGACTGGTTCTGAATTGACAAAATGATGTGCTTTTTTACCTAATTCAATAGCATAATTGAGACCCTTTTTACCAAGATGATAAACGTTTCCAACTTTTGAGCCTAGTTCATTTATTTTGCTTCCAACGTTTGAAAAGAATGACATGTATATATATATTAGAAATATAAAAAAATTATACATTCTCATTATTTTGATCATCTAATATTTTGACCTTAACAAGATCGTCACGAGGTAAAATGAAATAATCATTTTTTTCAACAATTTGAAACATAACAGTCATATACCAATTCGCGTTTAGAATATCTATTAAATCCCCGTCTGCATCATTTAAAGATAATGTTATTGTTTGTATGGTTGTTAAATATGATTTATATCTTAAATTTTCTGTTTTGTTTTCCCAATTGATATATGAAAAGGGGGTGCTAGTGATAGGGATTTTAATTAATATATTACTAAGGTTTTTTGAATTAGTTGCATATTGATTTGTGATACCTAAATTACTTTGAATATATATAGCCTCATATGGACTCACATTTACGGCTGAATCTGAGACCAAATTATTTAAACTATTAAATGAATAATCTTGTTTTTTGTAAAATCCAAGAATATACTGACAGTCATATTTTGAGTTTTCACCAGACAGAAATAAAAATGAAACCATAACATTTGCTGTTGATATTGATATGATCATTTTATTTGTGAATTTATTATAGGATACTGAATAATTACAGTTGTTCGGGCTATTCTGATTTAATAAATTCTCCAAAGTATGGGCGAATTGGACTGCTGAATAATTACCCTCTTCAAATATCATTGTAAAGATATCATTATTTTCCTTGATATCTAAATACTTGTTTATATAATTCACATTGTAAAAACTGTAGGGAATACTACAATTTAATACCTGAACTATTATTTCTTGTTTTTCACTGACAACAATTGGTTCAGATAATGCAAAAGATATATAATTACTGTTATCATCATATTTTATAGCATCTTGACTTCTGATGTGTATGATTTTTGAATTCACCATATTTATATAGTATATATCCAAAATAATATATTAATATATATAGATTGGGTAGGTAAAATAACAATATAGGTATTTTAGAATTATTGATTATTTTAAAAATAGTATATGTTTTTAAATTCTAGGGACTTTTTGTTTTTACTCATAATTCTAAAATACCTAGATTCATGAAATACCTATCTTAAAGAAAAATTTATTTTAGTATGCTTTCTTTTCAATTGGATGAGATTAACAAGTTCTAATTCTACTAATGTAGGTAAAAACTGACTTGGAAAATGGAAAGGAGAATGCTTTATAATCCAGTCTTCCATTTCTTGATGATTTTTTATAGTCCAGTAACTAAGGGGAATATTTCCTAAAATTTTATAATTATATAAAATATCCATTTATATATATTAATGAAAAAAAATTATTCAAACAACTTGATAATATCACTGGTGTATTTTTGAATAAGAGGTTGTTTTAAGGCGTTTTCATGATGAGTTAAATCTTTCAATATTTCAATCATTTTTGTGTTGTGATGATATACCAAATATTTTTTCATAAGAAAAGGACATGTTACAATAAAACCAATAATATAATACCACATATAATATTAGTATAGAAAAAATTATGGGGTATATAAATTTTGTAGGACATGTTCAACAGTGGGTGCTTTCACTTGTGCTTTTTCAGGTTTTCGATAATTATCTTTCATAGCGTCAAGTTGTTGGAAATAATTCCAAATAGTCCTTAAAATCCCAGTTGGTGGAAGATTACTATCAATAATAGGAACCTCTTGATAGATATTTTTTGTAACAACACTTTTTCCGACTTTTTCCTTCACCTGTTCAACTTGAGGTTTTCCAAGGATTTCAGCAAATGACACACCTAAATGATCTTTCACATCTTTTTCTGCTTTTATGAATGTTTTCATCATATTTTCTAGATCATTTGATTTATTAGAAAATACTCGACTGATATCATTTCTTATTTTTCGTTTATTGAGATATATTGCATTCAATGTTTTAAAATCTTTATCTTCTATTTTGCCTTTATTTTTCTTTAGTGTGTCAATTGAGTTTTTATAAGTATGCATTAAATCAAACTCTAATTGTTTCATACTGTCAAGATTTTCACTGCTTTCATCTTTGATTTTTATAAACTGTGGATCAATAAAATAGATGGGCAAGTCACTTTGAGATGCTTTTTGTGCTGAAATCTCTTTTACCCCCTGTTCTTTTTCTTTTGCATCTTTGAAGGTATTTAATATTTGTGTTCTCAGAGATATTTTTTCTTCTCCTCTGAATAAGGCTAAAGCTTCTTCTTCAGCTTTCCTGTAAGTTTCCATATTTGTATATCTATCTAATATTTCTTGTTTATCTTTATCAGACATTGTTTTGATCTCATTAATAAGCTCTGTAAAACTTCTTTCTTTTGCTTTGGGTTTTTCATTTTCTTTTAATTTGAGATATGTATATATAACCAATTCGGGGTATTCTTCTTTATATATTCTGAGATCTTTTTTTTTCTGCTCAGTCTCTTTCATATATCCTTCGCCATATTTCTTGTTAAAATCTTCCTCCAGTTTTTTTCTGTCTTCTTCAGGAATCGAATTTATTTTTTCGGAAATTATATTTCTTTCCTTTGTTTTTTCTTTTAATTCATTGTATATTTTTGGATATTTTCGGGATCCTACTTCTGTGTTGATGTCGTCGTATTTTTCATTGATGTTCTTGATATCCCCAACAAGATCTTTAAATTTCTTGTATTCTTCCAGAGTGATAACTCCAATATATGGCACTTGTTCTTCTTCCTCTGGTTGTTCTTCTTCCTCTAGTTGTTGCTCTTCTTCTGATTGTCCTGCATTTCCGCTAAATCCTTGTTGCATTTGTTGCATCTGTTCTAAAATTTCTGCTTGCCTATTAACAACTTGTTGAGATGGTGGTAGAGATATTGGAGGCGGTGGTGTGCTTTTTTCAAGGTCCAAAACTTTTATCACAAATGGTGTATCAATTACAGGTATTTGATTGAATAGTCCAGGTGATATTTCAGGTGTTGTTGGTGATTCTGGTTCGCTCCGAAAACCTGGTGTTTTGGGAGTTTTAGGAGTCATATATTCTTGAGGAGAAGAAGGAGATGATCCAAGACTAGCTTCTGCCATTGCTGTAGTAATTTGTGATACATCGGGCTCAAATTCTACTCTACCAGGTGTTGATAATTTACGCCTTTGTTTTTCCATTTTGGCTTGCTCAAAAGCATATACTTTTGCCCCTACATTTTGGAGTTCGGCTAATGTCTCCACCCGAGACTCATCCAATTTATCTAACCTAGATATAATACTCTGTAATTTTGCATCATATTTATCAAATTGATCTTCACTGGGTCCAACTGACATTTTCTGTAAAATCTCATCTCGTTGTTTTTCTAATTTGCTGATCTGTTCTGATTTTTTTGCAAGCTCTGAAGATAATTTATCTTCCAGTTCTGTTATTTTTTTCTCATACATTTCTTTGTTTCTATCTTGTTCCCCTTCTACATCTTGTATTTTTTGATGAATATTTTCACCAAAAATATGTTGTGCTTCTGCAAATTGTCCAAGTTCCTTCACTCTATCATCTAGTTCTTTTACTTTTTTTGTTTTTTCACCAGCCTTTCTTGAAATACTTTGAATTTGACGTTTCATTTCCTCATCTGCCCCTTGTGGTAAATTTTTTATGATTTTCTCCAAGACATCTATATTTTGCATTTTTTCTTTAATTTCTTGATTTTCTAATAATACATCTTCAAGTTTTTGATCTTGTTGAATTTGTATATCTGTTATTTTTCTATCTAGTTCTTGTTGTTGTTGATTTTTCAATTCTTCTAATTGTCTTTCAAAAAATTCGGGTTGCATTTCCATTTGCCTCTTTTGTTCTTCATATGCTAATCTCATCTGATCTTCTTGGGCTATTCTCATAGCTTCCATTTGTCTTGATAATTCTTGTTGGTTCTGTGCTAATGTTTGTTCAAGTCCTACTATTCTTTCATCATTAAATTCTTGGGCTTGTCGATGTGCATTTACAAAAGCCTCAAAATCTTGTTGTCTTTGGGATTGAACACCATTAAGATATTGTTGTATCCCGCTAAAATCACGTATATTATTTAATTCTCTCTGCATAGGTGGTTGATTAATAATAACCGGCTGACCATTTCCTGTATTTATAGGAACGATAGGATATTGGGGATATTGAAATCTATTTATTTGTGGTGGTGTTGTTTCACTAGGTAAAACGATTCTAACATTTTGTTTAATTGATTTATCTACTATTGGTTTTTTGGATTGTTTCTTCTTTGACTTTTTCTTTTTTGATTGTGTTTTTGTTTCTTTCTTTGGTCCAATATCAACAGTTTGTTTTATTGATTTATTTTTTCTAATCTTCTTTATATCCTTATTTTCAAGCTTTTTTACAATGAACATATATAATATAATTGTAAAAAAATTTTATGGTATTAATATATATAATGGAGAGAGAAAGATTAATCAAATATAAAAAAGCTGAAATGTTTTTTAAAATATTCCTTGAAGGGAACACGGCTCAGAAAACATTCTATTTAAATAGTATTGCAGAAAAGTTCAAAGGATATGCATGGGTGGTTGTTGAACAGGCGGGAATCGAAAATGTGACAGAAGATGCAGAAGATACCGTGTTCTTTCATTCAAGTTTAGGACAACCGTATTCACAAGACATAAATAAACAAAATAATATGAATAGTGTTTTATTTTTTATTTCAAAATCTCGTGCAGTTGTGGGCAGTGAAAACTATACATATTCAGGAAATAATTTCAGTGGGTGTATTTGTAACTTTACATCTGACAGTATAGAGATATCATTATTAGATAGAAATCATGATATATATACAGACTTTGACAGATGGTATATGATATTAAAGATATATCCACTATATGAAAAATAATAAAATAGACTAGGTAATATAAGAATATAGGTATTTTAGAATTATGAGTAAAAACAAAAAGTCTATAGAAATTTAAAACATATACTATTTATAAAATAATCAATAATTATAAAATCCCTAGATCTATAAAATCCCTATGCATTTTTTTTATAAATCATCTGCATTGAAATTTGAATATAGATCAAAAATTCGGAGGGCTAAATATTTTTGTTGTGTGGATATCGTTGATGATATTTTCAATTTCATTATTTGTTTTTACAAAATTTTGATGTTTCTGTGTTTGGAAATGCTTTTTCTGGTGAAAATTATCATATTTACCACCACATTCACACAAATGTAATGTTCTGTTCAAGACATGGTAGTGTTTGTGGTAATTTCTGATTTCTTCAAAATGTTTTTCCTGATACCGTTTTTGAGTCTGTGCTGTCCTCTCTTTGTTTTTCTCTAGGTAAATTTTTCTTTTTGTTTTGATTGAATCCTTATTTGAATCATAATATGATTTGTTTTTTTGTTTTCTTTTTTCATTGTGTGTTTCTCTGTATTGTTTATCATAAGCTTGTTTTCTCAATATTTTGTCTTGATCAATTTGTATTCCAGAGAATGCTTTGATTTTGTTTATGCATTCAGTGGAGTCAATATGCTCTTGTTCTTTGCGTAATCTTTCTTCAGTTGTTTTACATGGAAAGGACTCAATCAAAATAATTCTGCAATTTTCAATTCCATACTTGTCAAACAAGTCATAAGACATACATTTTCCTGTTTTTCTGATTTTCCAGCTGTTGTAGCTGGTTTTGTGATTCGAAAATCTTTTACAAAGTTTTTGGGTTGTTGAGCCAATGTAAATTTCGTTGGATTGATTGTTGACGATTTTGTAAATTTTGGCACTCATATTCTATTGTTATTTTATTTTATACTTTTGTTTTTAAATCTTTTTTTTACTGTTTTTTACTGTTTTGTATGGATTTTACATTTTTCTTAAGTTTTTTTATATATCATCTGCATTGAAATATCATGTGCCATATCTGAAGCAAGTTTCTTCAGTTTTTCAAGTGCAGGAACATTTTGGAGTTCTTTTGATACCGTGATATGGCGTAACATATTCACGCTCAACTTCTTTCCAAATATTTTATTAAGTCTTTGATTTAACTTACTGGGATTTAATTGTTTTTGGTGATTATCAAATAATAAATATTCAGTTGGATTTAGTGATATCCATTTTTTAAGTATTGTTCTCATTTTTGGTGGTATTTCTATTTTTTGTGATCCATAAAATTTTGCTGTTTTATATCTATTGAATATGAAATTGTTTTTATCCATATAGTTATCTTTTTCTTTATCAATATTTTTTATTTTGAATTCAGTATAATCTAAAAGCCTTCTAGGTGGAATTAATATATATAAAGATAGTATAATATAATTTTGTATTCTTTGTAAATCGTCCATGGTGGGATTCTCTTTTTTCATAAGGGGGCTAACTTCCTTTTGAACACCTTTATATACTTTTTCAATGTTCTCATAGGACATCCAATTATTTTGTTGTTTTTCTGTTTTTTGTTGTTTTTCATCTTCTTTCCTAGCAATGTCACCATCATTCATCATAAGATCACGGTATTTTTTCACAACACCATTATCATTTTTTTCAGTGACAATAACAAGACTGGACAATATTGTTTTTCTATTTTTTGGGGGAACATCTTTTAAGAAATCAATAATAGTATCATAATCATTGAAGAAATCTAAATCTAAGGGGGTATTTATTCCTTTAATCTTTTTGTATAAATTTGATAAAATGGATGTATAAGTTGTGATACTTCCATTGGACAATTTGGGACGATTTGATTTTATTGTGTTGATTAATAATTCCATCTATATATTTATTTGAGAAAATTAAAAATTATATTAAATTCCGGCTTTTCTAAGGAATAACATATTAAATGGAAATTAATATTAAACTCAAATAGAAAATCACATATATAAAAACGTTTTTATATAGCCTTATTTTAAGTTTATTTTAATATTAATATCCATTTAAACCGGGTATTTTTTCCAATTCCTTATATTCTAAAGAA